TCTTCATTAATATTTGAATATCTAACTTCTAAAAACTTTTTAGCTTCTTCAAGTTCAACATAGCCTATCATTTTTTACTTCCTTTTTTCTTTTCATTATGTTCTTCAACATTTTCTTGATTTTGTTCTTCAATATTTCTAGTTTTTTCTTCTTGCACTTCTTTTATTTCTTCAATAGCTGGATTTTTTAATAATTCTTTTGCTATTGCTTCATCTACTTCAATTTCTCCATTAACAAAGTTATACACTTCTCCATTGCAATATACTGACACTTTATCAAATGTTTTATGTTTTAATTTCATTATTCCTCCCTTTTGGGAATATCCCTGACCTCATTGTCAGGGACATTGTCCTTTTATTATTTTTTTAACCCTGTTATCATTCCCATTGTATGGATATTTCTAACTTCAATAGTTAATTCAGAAAGTATTAAACCCTGTGTAGAGTCTCCTCTTTTCCCCATATACTCATGAAATAAATCTCTACCTTGTAATGGTCTTAATGTTATATCATCATGATTTAAAATTAAGATTTCAGTTGAACGAAGGTTGTTTGAGATTATTATTGGTAATGTTCCAAAGTCAGTAGCCACATGAGTTGCAACAGCCCCTAATGTAGTATTTTCAGGATTTGAATTAATATAATCTTTTAGTAATTTTGAAATTTTCATCTTTTGCACTCCTGGAACATATAAAGCATAGTTTCCACCTGATAGATCTCCTCCAGCATTAAAAATTTTCTTTAAGGCATTCCCTATGATTTCTAATGAAATTTCGTTGTTTGAAGCATCAACTACTTGCCCTTTTGCTAAGAAACTTCTAACTCCGTCCATTCCTCTTTTTTGACCATTTTCAAATTTCTTTCCTGAAATTATTGCTTTTTCTATTTTTCCAACTACCTTATCCATTTTTCTTATTTGTTCAAATGTATAAGCATCTGTTCCACCACCTGAAGGTAGAGTTATTGCTGTTGCAGTTCCTGATAAAGAAATTTCTTCTCTTATAATTTGTGTATTATTGTCATAGTTTACACCTGCTTTATAATTAGCACCTTGCAAATCTGCACCTTCTACCAAATTATCATTTATAAAGAATACTTCCTCTCCAATTTCATAAGTTGCTCCTGCTGTTGTTCCAAGCTGTGCTCTTGTTACTGTTAAAGTATCTCCTGATATTGATGTAACTTGTACAACCTCATCTCCTATTGCTGCTAAGCATCCAGCAGTAAATATTGAGGCATCTTCAACAATAAACGATGTTGCTGTAGCTGCCGTTACTTTTGTTTTTATAGCTGTTTGTGTCCCTTCTGATGAGTAGTCAACCCAAGAAGTTTTAGCTTGTGTTGTTGGATTAATGTTTCCTAAGTTCACCAAATTAATATATAAAGGTGCTTTATTAGCATTTGTATAAGCTAAAGCTGGTGTTAAATCTTCCTTTTTTCCTACGATTCTTTCAATTGTTATAATATCTGGCATTGTTTGTTCCTCCTATTTTTTTTCTAATTCTTCTTTTTTGCTTATTAAAACCATTATTTTTGCTCTGTTTTGTTGTGAAGGTTTCTTACTTAATTCTTCAATTTCTTGATTTATTTTTTCAAGCTCTGTTGTAGGAGCTGTCTTTGGTAATCCTGGTGGAGTTGTTTGTCCTCCTGCTGTTCCTGGATTAAATAGATCTTTATATGTTTCTTGAAGTTTTGTAAGTTGTTCATCTAAACCTTCAATTTTATCATCTTTAAAGTTAATTTTTGAAAAGTCTATTTTTGACATTAATAAATCTCCATACTTAACTCCAGATAAAATTTTCCCTACTGCTAATTTTTTGATATTTTCTACTGTTCTACCTAAAACTAAACCTTGTTTTAAAGTATCATCATTAACATCTACACCTAATTTTTCTTTTAAATAGCCTTTTACCATTTCTTCAGATAATTTGGATTTTAGTTCTTTGTTTCCTTCTACAAAAGCTTTTACTTCATCTTCAGTAAGTGGAACTTTTACTTCTTTAGTTTCAATCTTAGTTTCAACTTTACTAAAACCATTCTTGCTTAAAAAATCCTTATTTTCCTCTTTCTTTAAATACTCAATTACTTCTTGTTCATTTTCTATCATTCCTTATTTCCTCCTTGTTTTACTGGTTCTGCCCAACATCTACACCCAAACTCTTGACCTGGTAAAATATCCTCATCTATTCCAAAAATTTTTCCATCTTTTTCAACATGTTCCATCCTTACATAATTATCTTCCATAGTTCTCCAAATGTATTTTTCTATACCATTTTCAAGCCATAAATCTTGAAGTTGATTAGCATATAAGTTACCAGCTTCATTTCTTGCCCATAATTCATTTCTTCTATTAGCCCATTTTTGAAGCTTATCAATATCATTAGCTCCTAAACTTTTTTTACTTTGTAACTGTTCAATTAATGCTTTCATTTCTTTGTTTGGTGCATAATTAGCATTTAATTGACTTATAAGTTTATTAATATCAGTATTTGAAATGCTTCCATTTTTTAATTTTTCAAACCTAAAATTAATAGTACTATCAAAAGTTTTTAACAAATTTTGTATTTCTTTTTCTCTTGTTTTACCTAACTGATCCTTAAAAGTTTCTTTTATATTCTGTACCCTTAGATAGTTCTCCCTAATCCAATATTTTGCCCCTTTTAAATCAGTTTGTTTTAATTCTTCATCAGTTAAAGTTCTCCAACTCTTAAAAACCTCTTTGTTTGTGGCAATAGCAACATTCTTTAAATCTTCAATAATTTTCTTTTTTTCTTTATTATCAAAATCAACATCTTTACTGAATCCTAAATCTTGTCCATTACAAATAATCTTTTTCACTCCAGTGTTTTCAGGACTTTCTACTCTAATATGTTTAATTTTAAATCAACTTGGTGAATAAATGGTAAAATCTCCATTCATAGCACTGTTACTGAGCATAACATTATTAGGATCAAATTCAATAATAGGAGGAAACTTAATTTCATTTTCTGAAACATTACCTACAGTATCAAAACACTTGACCTTAACAGTATGTACAAGCTCTGTCGTCTTAAAACTTAAATTCAAAGAAGCTCAAACAGCGAATGGAGAAATTTTTTGTTCTACTCATGCATCATCAGTATAAGAGAGCTCGCATTCTTTCAAACCAGCTGCACCAACATCTTGAGCCATATTTAATGTAACCTTTGGTATATGAATTCCAGGATCAGTATCAATACCAAGTTGCGCAGGATCTGGAGCTTGAGTATCTATGAGATAACCTGTTGCTTGTATAGATGCTTCAATTTTTCTTCCTCCAATCATTTTCAAAAATTTAATTCAGATTTTCCCATTCGGGCTTTCATGAGTAGAGGTAATTTTTACTGTACAATGTGCAACTTTATCATCTGAATCATCAAGTTTACAATCCAGATCAGAAGAATCAACAGTGGTTTGTGCTGAATCAATAGAAAATACCCCAGCATCTAGATCTGCTTGTGTCAATGGATACAAACTCTTAAAAGTAAACCTTGTATCCATAATTTCTCCGCTACTTTGCAATGTTGGTTGAACAAAAGTAAACTCTGGCTTACAGTCAAATTCATTATAAACAATATTAAATCAATATGTTTCCAACCTATGAACCAAAGGAGCGGATAAACAATATTTTGCTCTCACATGAATTTGCCCAATCTTTGTAGGCAATAATCTTCCTGCCAAGTAGTCATTTTCTAGCTTTTGTAACAAACTATCGTGGTTCTCTGTAGAATATGACATATCCCATGAATATGAACTAATAAACCATTGAGCATTCATAACAGAAGAAAAATCCCAATTCGATAAATCTGAATTAAATTTCTTAGCATTCCAAAACATAGAATACATGTTAGTAACTTTACTTACATTCCAATTAGAAAGATCACTATTGAATTTTACTGCATCCCAAAACATTGAATTCATATTAGTAACATTATCGGTTTTCCAATTTCCAATTGATTGATTGAAATTGGTTGCTCACCGAAACATTCAGGCCATATTCGTAACATTACTAGTATCCTGATCAAGAGGGAAAATTATTTCAGACTTAAAGTCCTTAAAAAAAAGAGAAGCATCATCAGGAAACTGCACTCCAGATTTAAATTCAATCTTATTAAGAGCTGTTTGTTCCAAACCTAAAGTACCTTTCAGTTGAATCCACGTATTACGATCTATCTTTCCTGTCCCTGCTCAACGAGGCTGAACAGTTAAAGTCTGCGCACCCTGATCCCACACTCCATCTACATTTGTCCCAAGGTTAAAAGTCTGACTTGGTATATTCACTTGTGCAAAAACAAATCCGCTCAACATAAAAACAGACAAAAAAGAAAAAATCAATTTAGAGAGTATTTTCATCCTACAACATTAAAAATAAAAT